ATGATTATGAGAATGGAACAGATAATTCGCCAAAAGTAAACTTTAATTATGAAATGTAAAAACTGTGGAGGGACATTTAAAAAAGCAGTTAGTCATCAAAAGTTTTGTTGTGATAGATGTAGGTCAATTTATTGGTTTAGCCATAACAGGAAAAGATGGAATAATTATATGAAAGAATGGAGTAGAAACAACAGAACAAAAAGGTTCGCAAACACGCTCAGGGACTTCAAACCAGAAAAAAGAGATTTTAGCGATTTAAACAATTTTTGACAAATAGGTAAAAATTTGTTATAATACGTTTATAACGCTAAATTATGAATATTTTACAAAACATAAAACAATTCTTCGCTAAAGGAGAAATCAAAAACCAAATAACAAAAGCATTTACTAATTTAGCGGGATTGCCAACATTAAGTGCTGGAGAATGGTCAGAAGAAAAGTATCTTGAAACATACGATAAGTCGTTAGATGTGTTTGCTTGTGTTAAAAAGATTTCAGCAAAGATTGCTTCAATAGAATATAAATTATTTAGAATTAAGAATTCAAAGGGTGAGCTTGAACAAATATTAGCGCACCCTCTTTTAGATCTATTAGCAAACCCAAGCCCATTTGTCAGTAAAGCAAAGTTAATTAAACTAAAAGAGATTAACGAATTACTAACAGGAGATGGATATTGGTATAAGGCAATGGTTGGAAATACAGTAGCAGAGCTTTGGAACTTAAGGCCTGATTGGATTAAAATTATACCAAGCTCAACAGATTATATAAAAGAATATATTTATAGAATACCCGGACAGAAAGAATTACATTTTACACCGGAGGAGGTTATTCATTTTAACGAACCATCTCCAATAAAAGAGTTTGCAGACAGGACAGGACAATCCCCTATAAGGCCAGCACAGGTCAGAGTAGACACAGAGGAGTTTGCAACAAAGTTTCAAAGAGATTTCTTTCACAATAACGCGCGTCTTGATGCAGTATTGCAATCAGATCAAACGTTAAACAAAGATAGGGTGCAAGAGATACGCGATCAATGGAGCAAGAAATACAAAGGAGTAGGAAAGAACTCAAAGATTGGTATTTTACAAAGTGGATTAAAGTATGTTCAGATATCAACAGCCCAAAAGGATATGGATTATATATCAGGACTTAAGGCGACAAGGGACGACATATTTATGGCATTTGAAATGCCAAAGTCAGTCATAGGGATAGCAGAGGATGTAAACAGGGCCAACGCTGACGCAGCTATGGCAAGTTTTTTAACAGAGAACATTAAACCAAAGATGAGAGATTTTGTAGATACATTAAATCAATCATTAGTTCCTCATTTTGGTAAAGGTTTGATATTAGATTTTGTTGATCCATCACCAGAGAACGTAGAAGAAAAGCTAAAGATATATGAGAATGCATCAAAAAATGGATGGATGACACAAAATGAAATAAGAGAGAAAGAGGGACTAATGCCATTAAAGACAGGAGGAGATGAACCATTAGCGAATAGTAAAATAAGTTCAATAGTTGGGTTGTCGGGAATGGTGCCACAAAAGAGAACTGTAATATTAGGACAAGTAGTTCAATCAGGTATCTTTGAGGGAAGAAAAGAATTGTTTAACGACATCAGGATTAAAGAATTAAAAGACAAAATTGGAAAGCAATATAAAAAAAAAGCATCAAAAGAAAAAAAAGAATTAGATGAGTTAAAACAAGAAAAGAGAAAGACAATATGGAGAACATATTTAGCGGACAGAGATCGCAGGAAAAATATATTGCTACCAGTTGTTAGAAAATTCTTAATAGACCAAGAGAAAAGATTGTTTAGAATTATAAACGAAAAGGATTATAAATACGAAGCCAATTATAAGAAGCACATTAAGAAAGCGTTATTAGATTTTGATTGGGAAATGGAGAATGAAAGGTTAATAGCGGCCATTACACCATCAGAATTAAAGATATTAAAAATATCCGGCAAAGCAGCGCTGGCCAGAGTTGGGGTTAGCAAACCATTCATATCAGAGGGATTTATAGGAATATGGTTGCAAAACCAGATCAAAGTGGACTCTTCCTTGATAAACAAGACCACCAGAACAAAATTATCAAAACAATATTACGAAGCGCTGGCCAAAGGAGAGGGTATCAATGAAATAAAAGAAAGGGTTAAAAATGTTTATAAGATTAGAGGAGATGCAGAAGCTGTTAGGATAGCAAGAACCCAAACAGGAGCTATTATAAACGAAGCAAGCGTGGAAGCATACAAGCAAAGCGGGGTTGTGCCGAAAAAAGAATGGATTGCTACAATGGATAGTAGAGTAAGGCCATCTCACGCAGCAGCAGATGGACAAGTAGTAGATGTAGATAAACCATTTGAGGTTGGCGGAGAATTAAAAGACGCTCCAAATGATATAAATTGTAGGTGTGCAATTGGTCCGGTTATAGAATAATAAAATTAATATAACATTATGTTTAAAAAAGATTTAATTTTTGAAGTAAAGAAATCAAACGACGACAACAGAACAATAGAGGGAGTGTTTTCAACTGCCGACGTTGATCGTTCTGGCGATCCTCCAATAGAACAGGAAAGCTGGAATTTAAAGAACTTTAAGAAAAACCCAGTAGTTCTATTTGCTCACGACAGTCGCAATATACCAATTGGAAAGGTTACTAAATTAAAATTAGACGAGAAAGGAAATCTTGCCGGTAAGATTATGTTTGCAGTTGACGAGGGAGTAGGTATTTATGGAGATTTAATAAAGACAGTATACAACTTATATAAGGGTAAGTTTATGCGCGCATTTTCAGTAGGATTTAAGTTAGGAGAAATAACAGACGATAAGAAAGGAATGAAATTGATTAAGAATGAATTATTAGAAATATCTTGTGTTCCTGTCCCGGCCAACGCATTAGCTTTAGCAAAAGTAAAAGGATTAGATTTAGAGGCCCTTGATAAGGTAGATGAGATTGAGGAAACAATAGATTTCAAGAAAGACGCAGAAAGCAACGAGGATAGCCCTGACGAGGGAGCAGGGGACACAGGGGATAATAACGAGGAAGTAGAGGAAGACACACCAGAGGACGACACAGGGGACACAGGGGACGCAGAAAAGGCAATTAAGACAGAAATATCTGCTGAATATGATAAGGAAAATAATAAAGTTATCATAAAACAGGATGGAAATATTATAAAAGAAATTAAATTATCATTATTAGATAATAAGGTCGTGACCGAAAGCTCTAACGAGCAAAAGGAAAAATCGCCAAAGAAAGCGATAAAAACCTTAAACAAAATAATCCGAACGCTTCTCACAGAGAAGCAAAAGGTTAGAAGTAATTAGATATTTTTTATGTTCGTATTAAAAGATATTTTAGCCAAAGAACTCAAAGACCTTTCTGATGAAGAAAAAACATTTTTAGCTGAGCACGCCAGTGAGTTAACTGACGAGCAAGCTAAGAGTTTTGAAATCACCAAAGAAGTTAATGAGGAACTTGACACAAAAGGATTAGATGAATTGGTAAATCTTTCTGTTGAGAAAGAAGTTAAATCAGTTGTTAATAAAATGGTTGCAGTTAAGAGAGGAGAAATCAATATGGCCAGCGAAACATTGCCAACAAATGGTAAATGGGCCAAAAAGACACTTGACTGGTGCGTAGCATTAACACAAGGAGATTTAGTTCAAATGAAAGCATTAACCACTTCATCTTCTGATACTCCAAAAGCAGGATATACTATCCCATCTGAATTATTTAACGAAATAATCAGATTAGTTGAGGATGTATATGGTGTTGCTCGTAGAGAAATGAGATACTTACCTTTCAGCGGCCCAGGAAATACAAGAGATATTACTGCATTAGGTAGTTCTATTTCTATGACTTGGACTGATGAAGCCGTAGCGAAGACAGCAACCCAACCTGTATTTGAAAGAGTGCAACAAACATTAAAGAAATTGGCTTGTATTATTCCTATGACAGAGGAGTTGTTACAGGATACCGCAATCAATTTACCCGGTTTGTTAGCTGATTTAGTAGCCGAAGCGACTGCTAAAGAGGAAGATGAACAATTCTTTAATGGAACTGGTGCGCCTTGGACTGGTATTTGTAATAATGGGAGTGTAACTTCTGTTGTAATGGGTGCTGCATTAGGATTTGCTGACATTACTGCTGAAAACTTATTAGATATGCAAGATGCAGGTTTAGTAGGTGCGCATAATGGAGCTAAATACTATTTGCAAAGAACTATTTTCAGCTATGTTAGAAAATTGAGAGAAGACTCAATCGCAGCTGGCGATGGTTTAGGAGCATTCATTTATCAAAGGCCACAAGGAGAAATCCCCGGAACTATTTGGAACTATCCTTTTGAATTAGTAGAGGGAATGCCTGACAAAGATGATGACGCCATCAATAAGGGTTTTGTTATCTTCGGTAATCTTAAACGATATGCTATCTATGGAGACAAAGGTGGTATGAAAGTTAAGATTTTAACAGAAGCTACCATTACTGATACAGACGGACAAACCTCAATCAATCTTGGTCAACAGGATATGATTGCTTATAGGTTTGTGGAAAGAGTTGGTTATGTTTTACCAAAACCAACTGCTATTGTTGTTCTTAAGACATCTGGAACAATCAGTTAGATTTAATAGGATATGGGGTTGTAATAAAAACAACCCCCATATCCGATAATTAAGAAGTTTTGTATGGAGTATAAAAATAAACAGCTTATAAATTATAATACGCGTATGACTGAAGTAAAAAAAGAGAAAAAGGTTAGCTTTTTTGATCCGGTAGTCAATGCTTTTAGGGAAATCCCCATTAGTTTGGCTAAAAAATATGTCGTCGGAGTAGAAGAAGTTAAAAAACAATTAGATAAACTTAACAAATAATCTTTATGATTAAATTAAAAGATAAAGGCACATTCAAAAAGAGGTGGACTATTGAAAGATTTGCTTCACAGGCAGATTTTGAAAAGGGTAATTGCTATAAAAAGAGTGTTGTAAATCATAATATTCTTGTTAATGAAGGGATCAACGAGTTATGGACGCTTATTTGTGCCGCAACAGGAATAAGATATGATAATACTAATGCTTTTTTGATTGTAGGAACTGGAGTTGGCGCGGCCAATGCCGCTGACACACAGGCAACCTTTACGGCAGGAGTAACAAAAGCAATGGAAGATGGTTATCCAACTTATGGCACAGATCAAAAAGCCACTTGGAGAGCAATTTATGCTGCAGGCGACGCAAATCAATTATGGAATGAGTTTGGAGTATTAAATGCAGCCACAGGAGAACAATTACTAAATCGTTTAGTTTCTGCTCAAGGAACAAAGACAGCAGGACAGGTTTGGCAGTTAACATTTACGATTACATTATCCTAAACAAGAAGTATATGATGAAAAAGTTTGAAAATAATATACTTATAATTTTTAGATATGTCTACTACATTTAAGAATATAGTTAATCGTTTTAATACAACAATAAAAGCCGCAAGCAGTATAAATAATACTGACGATCCTGTTACTTTTAATATCACAGACGCAACGGGAATACCTGCTGTTCCTTTTTATTTTACCGTAGAACAACTAACAGACAGCTCGGTTTTTGAAAGAATGTTAGCAACGGCAGTAGATGGAGATGAAATAGTAGCTACGCGCGCGCAAGACGGATCATCAAAGCAAACATTTGCAGCAGGCGATCTCGTTCAGATTAGGGTTATGGCGGCTCATATTGACGATATGACAACAGTGATAAATGCCTTAGAGGACGGAACAGCTTTATTGGCTGGTCGTTCAGGTGGTCAAACTTTAATAGGCGGAACAGCAAGTGGAAACGATCTAATTTTACAATCAAGTTCAGACGCTACAAAAGGAAAGATATATTTTGGTATAGCACAGACTTCTTATTTTGACGAAACAACAGAAAACTTAGTTATTACAGGAACATTAAATACACATACAATTCCAGGTGGAACAGGAACTATTGCATTAACTACCGATATTACAGGAACTAATTCAGGAACTAATACTGGCGACCAAACTTCAATAGTAGGAATAAGTGGAAGTATAGCAGAGTTTAATACTGCTTTATCTGACGGTAGTTTTGCCACTGGTGGTGGAACGGCAACTGGAAGTAATACAGGCGACCAAGATTTATCAGGAAAAGCAAATATTGACCAAACAATGTATATCGGCTCAACTGCCGTAGCAATCAACAGAGGAACTGCTGCTTTGACATTGGCTGGACTTACTTTAACAACTCCAGATATTGGAACTCCAAGTGCTGGAACTCTTACTAATTGCACTTTTCCGACACTTAATCAAAATACAACTGGAACTTCTGGCGGAACAGTAGCTAATGCAGTTACACTTGCTATGATGGCTCACGGAACTGATGGCAATTTAATAACTTATGATTCAGCTGGTGCTCCAGCTTATGTAGTAACTGGAGATGCTGACCAAGTATTAACAAGCAACGGTGCAGGAGCTGCTCCAAGTTTTCAAGATGCTGCTGGAGGTGGTGCAGAATGGGAATATGTATCAGACTTAACTTGGTCAGATGAATCAACTACTCAATCATTTTCTTCTTTAGCTGGTGGGACTTATGATTATAAAATAGAATGGCAGTTATATGGAACAGATGAAACTTCTACTGGAGATATAGTATATTTTTATTTAAATAATGATGGTAGTTCGTCCCATCATTCAACTTATTATCATACAGGAACAGGCATATCTAGTGGATATATTCAAGATAAAGCTCAATTAGGAACTACACAAGGAAATTTTAATGGAACCAATTTAATACAAGGTCAACTTCTAATCAAAGGAAATAGAGTTAATTCTATCTATATCGGTTTTTATGGTTTAGGTGGCGGGAGTCAAAAAGATGCAGGGTCAACGGTCTGTGGAATGTATACTGCAGCTGCTGATTTAGCATCAATTTATTTCTCAATGACAAAAAACATTACAGGAAAAATAAAACTTTATCGTAAATCTAATGTATTTTAAAATATAGAAATAAATATGAAACAAGAATTTGTAAACTGGAAAATATTCATCTGGGCGATAGCAATAATTTTAGGATTATTCAGTATTAGTTTTGGTATGATAGCAAGTGCTCAAATGAAAGCAGACGGTGCATATCAGAGTATATACCAGATTAAAACGGACATTGAGGTCATCAAAAATGATGTAAACTGGATTAAAAACAATATATAATATGTTAGATAGAATAATATTTGACAAGCCAACTTATGATGGATTAGATTATTGGGAAAAGTCAGAGTCAGATAGTGGCGCTGGAGTAGATACAATAAATGAAATATTAGCAAAGTTGGGAATATCAGATACAGGAGCAGGGGTTGATGCAATAACAGCACTATTATCAGAGTTAGCATTAAGCGATACAGGTAGTGGGGCAGACACATTGGCAGACATATTAAGTCAAATAACAGCGTCAGACGCAGGCACGGGAGCAGAATCGTTAGCATTACTGGCCCAATTAGCTTTAAGCGATACAGGTAGTGGGGCAGACACATTGGCAGACATATTAAGTCAAATAACAGCGTCAGACGCAGGCACGGGAGCAGAATCGTTAGCATTACTGGCCCAATTAGCTTTAAGTGACACGGGAAGCGGTGCAGACGCATTAGCCATATTAGTAAGCATAGCATTATCGGACACAGGGTCGGGCGTTGAAGCGTTAGAACTATTGATAAACATAGCTTTAAGTGATACAGGTTCAGGGGTTGATGTAATTAGTTCAATAGTGATAGCCATTAGTGAAAGCGACACAGGTTCAGGAAGCGAAGCATTAGATATATTTGTTCAAGTATTACAAAGTGATACAGGAACAGGAAGCGAGGTATTAACTTTATTAGGAAATATAGCTTTATCAGATATAGGAGTTGGAGTTGAAGTAGCAAATATTTTATGTAAAATATCTTTATCAGATGTTGGATTAGGGATAGATACATTGGTTGAGATTTTAGCACAATTATCATTAAGCGATACGGGGGTAGGAGTAGAGGCATTAACAGTATTGGTAAATCTTGCTCTTAGTGATACAGGTGTAGGAGTAGAGGCATTAGGAATGCTGATAACTCTAGCTTTATCAGATACGGGAGTAGGAATAGATATTATAAATACACTTAACAAAATAGCTTTATCAGATACGGGAACAGGCATAGAGATATTAAATATATTAAATCAATTAGCTTTATCAGATACGGGTATAGGTTCAGAAACATTAGCTATAATAAGTGAAATTATATTAAGCGATACAGGATTAGGGATTGAGGCAGCGACTATATTAGCCCAAGTTTCATTAAGCGACACAGGTATAGGAAATGAAGCGTTAGCTATAATGGCAGAGTTAAGTTTAAGTGATAGTGGAGTAGGTGCAGATGTAATAGATATATTCCGAAAGATAAATCCATACTGCACAAAGACATCTCCATATTCAAGAAAGACATCTCCATATAATAAGATGCCGAACATTTGTAATTAACAATTAACAAAATAGTATGTTAGGATACACATCAAAAAATGACATTGAGAGATATATGTTAGTTGATATAGACGGCTCTTATGATACTCAAATTGAGGCGTGGATAGAAAGCGTAGAAGCAATGATAAACGATTTTACTGGCAGAGTATTTATAGCAGACACGATAGCTTCTATTAGATATTTTGATGGTGATGGATCGCACGTTCTTTTAATTGACGATTGCATTTCATTAACAAAGATAGAAATGGGAGATCCATCAATGACAAAGGATGAGCTGGATACAGATGATTATTATGTATATCCATATAATACAACACCAAAAAGGAAAGTATATTACGATAGTATTTTTACAAGAGATAATAAGAACATTGATGTAACTGCGAAGTGGGGTTATTCGGTGGACGTTCCAAACGATATAAAATTAGCAACAACCATATTAGTTTCTTTAATAATAGAGGAAGCGTGGCAGTCAGAGGGAGAAACAGAAAGCGAAAGCATTGGTAGTTATTCAATTACTTATAGGAAAACAGAAACAAATAAAAGTAAGATTGATAGGGCAATAGAAACATTAAAGAGGTATCGCAAAATTAACATAGCATAAGATGTCTATTAGAATTTTTTATACAACTTCGTTTTCAACAAATCGTCTAAAGGTAGATGAAAAGACATTTGAAGAAAACTTAACAGGGAAGAAAGGACACATACAACAAGAGAGTGGAGAGAAGCAAGAGTTGGATGATGGATCATTCTATATGTTATATAATATGTGGTGTCCGGTATTAGACATTTTAATAGGGGATCAGATAGTAACATCAAGTGACACCTTTCAAGTGAAATCAGTTCAATCTTTTGAAATAGGAGGAAACCAGCATTTACAATTATTGATAGTAAAATGATAAGTGTTAAACTAAAAAATATAAATCAACTAATGCGCGCGTATGGCAATGTAGGAAATGTAGTAAGAAAGGAAATGAAAGACGCTTTGAATAAATCAGCAGCAGTAGTTGAAAATACAGCGAAAAGAAAAACGCCGGTAGATCAGGGACATTTAAGGCGATCAATACAGAAAGGTAAGAAAGCCCGGGCTGGAGATAGACAAGTATCAGTAGGAAGTAATGTTAAATATGCGTTAAGTCAGCACGAAAACTTACATTTTAGGCATACAGTAGGAGAGGCAAAGTTTTTAGACAAGGCATTGAAACAAAACGAAAGTAGAATAAACAGATTTTTCAAAGATATGATTAACAATATAATAAAAAAATTAGCAAAATATAGATGATTGAAACTTATACAGGGTTAAAAAGTGTAATAATAACCAAGTTAAGTGCCTTGCAAATAGGTGGCGAGGATGCTTTTGTGGCAGTTTATACGGTCAATCCAGTAAAGCCAACGGGTTATCCCTATGCTATGGTAATTGAAAGCGCAGGAGAGGGCGAAATAATAGACACAGACAGGAACGAAAGGATTATAGAGTTTAAGGTTAGATTATATCAGGAAGTAGGCACAAAAACGCCAGCAGAGGCTTCAACAATAAGATTAGCAATAACAGATGCAGTAATGGCAATGTTTGACCAAGATCCACAGCTTACAGTAGCTGACGTCATTAGTGTAATGAAAGTCAATGTAACGCCGATAGAATTTGAGGAAATAACAAAGGACAGGCCTATATTTTCAAGCGAGTTTATTATCCAGTGCATTGTG